GATAAATACGCGCAAAGTCCCTGAAGTTAGCCAAGGACAGCGGTGCGTCTTCTGTAACTGATACTACTTGCATTGAACCCCCTACCTCGCTTGGGTGAGGACAAGCCCCACCCAAGCAAGAACGGAAGAGAAAGGATTAGGCAGTCAGCGGGACAATGGATTCAGGACGAACGACCATGCCAGCAGAACGCTGGTAGGCAGTCACGCGCTTGATGCCACTTGCGGCTTGACTGTAGGGGTCAGGCTGGACGTAAAGACCGCCCAAATCATGAATGTGGTAGCTGTCCTGCGCAACGATTGCGCCGTACATATCACCGTCTGTGATGGTGCCAGTAGCGGCTGCCGAGCTGATCACGATCTGAGTACCAAGAATCGACATGGACGGCATGTTGGCGAAGGTGGCATTCGCTGACTGCTGAAGAAGCAGACGGCCAGTGCTGGAGGCACCATCGACATCAGAAAGCAGCGAAGCGGCTGCAGCTTGTCCAAGGACGAGCGAACGAGGGAGGCCCATGTACTGAGGGGGCATCTTAGTAAGTAGTGCCTCAGTAACCTTCGCGCAGGTGAGCGCAGCAGGCTGAACCGCAGTGTCGTAGACGTTCGCAGCGGTCCAGACGTAAGCGCCGCCACTGGCTGCACCCTTAAACAATCCTTCGGGATTACCCGAGCCATCACCGTTCAAGAATTCGTTTTCTTGAAAGTACCCGATAGCTTCAGCGATGGTCTGAATACAAAGCGCTTCAATATCAAACTGGCCATCGTGAATCATTTCGTTCGTGATATCGACAAGCCCAGCACCCTTAACAATCTTCGTGCTTGTGTCAATTTCACCAAATGAAGGATCGACAGCGCCAAACGTACCGCCCTCGGCAGTAGCTGAAACCGCTGAACCGTAGCCAGTCATGCGAGGAATACGCATAGCTGAACCAACTGAAGCCACCTTTGAAACCTGACGCATGGCAGAGACACGATCAAGGAGCATGGAAACTTCAGCCATGAGGGGCTTGGGAACAAGCCCAGCCAAGGTAGTCAGGGTTTGAGTAGTACGCCCTTCTACGATGTCGCGGAAGAAACGGCCCTCAGGAGCGCCAGCAGGAAGCTGGTTTCCGACAGCCGCAGCAATGTCTCGTTCGCCATTGGGCTGAACAGGTTCGCTCATTCGATCCTGAACACTAGCTTTAGCTTCTCTTTCACGAGCGTCCATGTACTGCTTGTCCATATCGCGCAAATCGTTTTCGATCTTCTCGATACGTTCAAGCTCTTCGCCTGTAAAGGCGCGTTCACTTTCAGCCTGAGCGGCTGCGTAAATCTTCTTTTCTTCTTCGATCAGCGCGGTACGTGCTTCACGGATTTCTACGGTATTCAACATTACGTAAGACTCCCAAGTGCAGATGGGTAAGCACCCTGAAACACCAGGGCTAAATGATGAAGACGAGCGGAACGCACTGTGCGAACCTTCGCCCTGTTATTGAAACTGTCTTCTTCCGCAATAAATCCAATAGACACGGCACCATCTAGGTCACCGCGTTCGAGTGCTTCGCGCTCTCGCTTCGCCCAGTCCGGTAGCGTACCGCGAAACATCAAGCCCTTATCAGTGCTTTCAAATGAAAGCGTCCCAGCTCCGACTCTTCCTAGTGGTACTTGGCCCTCCGTCCGATGACCTAGATAGAGCGCGGTGCGCTCATCCCATTTGATCGAACCCGGCTGGAATGTTTCGCGGTATCCGTTTAGCTCCATGAGTGGTTCTGTAGAATCATTCCAAGCAACCGCTACACCACTAAACGTGTTTCGCTGAACTGTGAGTGGTTCACTGTTTCGCGTTTCAAGTTTCATCAGGAATCTCCTGAGTAGCATCAAGCCCGGTATCGTCTGCATCTGGGCTGCTCTGCTGCTGATAGTTCTTAGACATAACGAATTCTTCAAGCTCTTCAGGGCCGGGTGGTAGCTGGAGCATCTGTCTTGCTTCGGAAGGGCTGATGATTCCCGCGTCGATACCTTGACGCAGAGCCGAAACTGATTCCGTGTACGTTCCTCTGCTCATTTCGGAAACATCAAAAACAATCCGCCTACCCTCATTCGGGAATAGCTTCATGGCCATGTGGTCACTGATGCGCTTTAGAAGCGGCCTCAGGCCGGTCTCTATATAGCCTGTTATTTCAGCCTGACTTGTTCCAAAACTGGTAGATCCAAATGCGTACAACATCGAGCTAGGTACGTTGTAAATTCTTGCGATCTCGTGAACCGACCATCGCTGCGCTTCTACGTACTGGTTCCGCGCTAGTTCCTGCTGGAATACTTTCGCTTCCATGTCACCGCCTGTGACGATTGGGGTATTCCAGTTCTTAGAGTCACCATGAACTGATGCGAATTTAGTCTGCACTTTCTCAACTGATTCAGGAGAAAGATTGTCAGGACTAGAAAGAACCACTTTACCCATGCTACTTCTAAACGTGCGGGATGCTGCGCGTGTCTGAGCGATTGCAGTCTCGAGAACTTCGCGGTGCTGCATGATCGGGGCTTCACCCCAAAATGGTCTGGTGCCATCTAGGCGGAAGTGTAGAACATCAGCAGGCGCAATATTTACACGCTTACTAATTGAATAGCTCAGGCTGTATTCTTCCTGCTTGTAGTTCACCGACCACGCACCGAAAGGGAGGGGCTGAAACGCGATTGGATCGCCTGCCCCGTTTCGGTGGATCACGCTCAGGTGATTACCCCACAGAAGCAGATCCCGCACGGCTTGGCTGCGCCATTCGTTACCGCTCTGGTATTCGTTCGCTACGCCGTTCAGTAGATCAGAAACCGCTGATCGTTCTACCTTCTCGAATGATCCATCAGGAAGCTTTACTTGTTCAAACACGGGCAAGCGCGAAACGTCACCAGAGAGAACAGAGACGCAGCGTGAGACTGCTGGGATTTCCAGTGCCGTTTGAGCGTCATAGGTGAACTGGTCACTGGTCGAATACATCCACCAGCGAGAGTCACCACCGAAAAACCTATTTGCAATGCGCTTAAAAATCTGCGGTCCCCACCGCGTCTACGTGCGCATAGTTTAACAGGTTTGAAAATGCAAGCAAAAAACAGCCCAGACGGGTAGACGTTCCGTCTGGGCTGCGCCCACCAAACACTGGTAAGCGTCCAGATCAGATAGCGATATCGCCGCCTTCATACATTGACTGGCGTTCGCCCATGTTGTCACAAGCTGAACTAATAGCGAATAGGCCCGCACATACCGGGTCGATCATGTCTCTGGTGCTGTTCTTACAGGGGCGAACTGCCCCCGCTGGCGACTGCCTCAGTACCACATTCTTTAGCGCTTTCTGCATCATAGGATCACCATCATGCAGAATCCGCTTTCCGCGTACGGCATCCTGAAACCAGCTACACGCCTGCGTAAGTTGCTGCGGACCACCCTTATAAGCAATCGGCCAGCCGTAAGTATGCTCCCAAACAGAGCGAAGATCGGCGTTGAACGTCCAGGCATCAATGCCGATCTCTACCACGTTTGGCCATGTATTCATAATCTCGCGCACGCTGGCGGTGATCTGTTCACCATCAATGTACTTACCTGCACACAGATTGATGATTCCAGATTCGTTCCAGGCCTGTAATGGAAGCTTAGTCAGCTTTGCGTGTCGATCTAGGTCGTGGTCGGGAAGCCAGTTTTGCCATTTCATAGAGGCCACGCCGTTGGCAATGTGCAGCAGACTGATAGAACAGACATCAGTGCGCAGCCCTTCGCCACCCCTAGAGAGGTCGATACCGATAAAGCACTTTCCGTCTGCTGGGAATTTCGGAGCGCCCTTACACGATTCCCAGTCATCCATATCAACAAACGTACTGGTATTATCATCGAACCTACATAGATGCTCTCTGGTGTATGCGCTCTTCTGGTTCGCGTCGCCATTCGTTACCAGTTTGCGGTAGTTAAATTCGAGAGATTCGAGGCGAGGCATCCCGATATCATGCATACCCGGATTAGCCTTCGCTACGACTTCATAATCTGCGGTTACGGGGTCATCATCGTCAGCATTGAAGGCTAGTAGGTAAACACCCCTATCTGCTTCACCGTTCATAATATCCCGCGCCGCTATGTCGCGGTCTGTGTAGTACGGCCTGAGTCTGTCCGGGTCAGGAGTGGTCATCGTCCACACCATTCCGTCTTCACGCTTCGCCCTACCCGTCTGCGCCTGCGTAAGAACATCATCAGGTATATGGCTCACCTCATCTAAAAAGCAGATGCGCGGTGAGCCTCCATGCATCTTCTGTACTGATGCGACCAGCACCCGCAGAGTACCGCCTGTTTCCTCATTCTTTAGCGGCGGCTGTCCCACAGCTTTGAAGATTCGCAGCGGCTCCCCTACTTGCTCTGCGAATGACTCAGCGAAACCTACTGATATGTGCGCCTGCTTCACTCCGATAGAGGCGATATCAAGCGTTATTTTCTTGTGATTTGATACCAGCTCATAGACGAGAACCGCAGCAGCGAAACAGGATTTCCCAGCGCCACGCGCAGCCTCCACCATAAGCAGCTTAGTAGCCGGAATTCCTAAGCGGTCTTTCTCGCATCTTGCGTAGATAAGAGCAAGAATCCACCTCTGAAAACCAGCCAGCTTTATCGGCTTCCCTACGTCTGGAAGCTCGAACCCCTCAAGGAATTCGCAAGCATCTTCGAAGCGCTGCCAGTCCCACGTAAAATCGTCCCCATCCATTTCATACGTAAATCGTTCAGCCGCTTTCTGGATCAGCTTTCCAGCCGGTACTTTTCCGGCTATCAATTCGTCCAAGTAGCTCCGCAGTTTCTCGCGGTTCATAATCTCCCCCCTTCCCGTGAGGATAAAAAGAGG